AATACTGGATCAGGCCGGAGCAGTCGAAGCCCTTCGGAGTGCTGCCACCCCAGACGTACTTCACGCCCAGATACCTCATGGCGACCTTGATAACGGCAGCAGCCGTCTTGCCCGCGCCCTGCGTACCTGTGGCCTTCGCGCCGGACGTCTTGCTACCCGTGGCGGAAGCCGCACCGCCCGAGCCACCAGCACCACCGAAGAAGTTGCTGACGATGCCTGTGCCCGCGCCGATCACACCACCGACCGCTGCACCGATACCGGTACCGATGACCGGGACGACGGAGCCGATGGCCGCACCCGTCAGGGCGCCCGCTCCGGCGTCGACAGCGACGTGGCCCCACTTGTTGCCAGTCGAGCCCTTCTTGCTGACGTGGTCGACGACCTTCGAGCCGAAGTGGTGTGTGAGGTAGGCGCCAATACCGAAACCGCCAGCAGCGCCCAGAGCGGCCCCAGACAGGTCCAGGGCACCTCCCAGAGCACCGAAGCCCGCAGCCTCTCCCGTACCGCCACCCAGGGCCGCCCGAGCAGCGCCGAGCAGACCACCGCCTCCGCTTCCGCCCATACCGGCCAGGCGTCCCACCGAGGCGAGACCGCGCATGGTGCCGTAGGCGCCGATGCCGGAGCCGATGCTGGAGCCCAGCAGGGAGCCAGCACCGCCGGTGAATCCCAGGACGGAGTCCGCGCCGGTCGACTTCAGGACGCCCTGGAGCGCGGTGGAGAACATGTCCAGGTACTTCGTCGCGGTCTGGAGACCGGACGTGAAGGCATCGTTGGTGTTGACTTCCTGGTTCCGCAGGGTGCCCGCGCGGGTCATCAGGGTGTTGGCGGTCGACCCGCCGATGCCCATCTTTCCGAGCGCGCTCTGGGCGGAGTTCTTCTTCTCCTGCGTGGATCCGCTGTCGCGCTGGTTGGCGAGGCTGACGTACGTCTGCGCAGAACCGCCGTGGATCTGCGCGAGCATCATGCCCTTGAGTTCACCCTTGACCAGTTGCAGGGTGTTCTGGTCCAGGCCCCAGGAGTTCAGCGACTGGTTCAGGCCGGAGCCTGGGTCGTCGAGGGTTGCCGACAACTGCGCGTTCGTCTTGACCCGCTTGAGTTCCGGGAACCGCTGGTAGATCTGCTGGGCGATCTGTCGAGGGCTCTGCTTCGTGCCGTTCTTGATCGTCTGGATGCCCATGCCGCGCAGCGTGTTGTACGTCGTAGCGCTCCACGCTGCGGCCGTACCCTGCGCACGCTGCGCCTCGGACATGCCCGGGTTCAGGTAGCCCGAGGTGCCCTTGACGTAGTTCCAGTTCGTGTTGAAGTTCGCAGAGCCGGGCGACAGGCCCATCTGCGACATCGTGGCGTAGGCCGACGCCGCGTCCTGGGTGGACTGGGCGGTGAAGTTGTTCTTGAAGGCCGCGTCACGCAGCGTGTGCCAGGACTGGGACGAGTACTGCGCCGCCTGGTAGGCGGTCGTCTGCATGTCGACCTGGTCGGGCAACTGCTTCTGGCCCCACGCGACGACGCCCTGGAGACCGCTCTTGAGGGTGTAGCGGCTCTTCTGGCCGCCGTTGTTTCCCGAGCCACCACCCAGACGGGGGGTGTTCGTGCCACCGGAGCCACCAGAACCGCCGGAGCCACCGTTGTTGGACGCACCGCCACCCTGCGAGCCGTTGTTGGAGAAGCGGACGGCGCCCCCGTTACCGACAGAGCCGACGTTACGGGCGTAGTTGCTGGTGCCGTTCCATACGTCGCCCAGCGCCATGCCTACGCCCCGGGAACGGGACATCTGCCCGACTCCGGTGTTTACGCCCTTGAGACCCTTGTTCAGGTCGTTGATGGTACGCGTCAGGGCAGAGATCGCGTCCTGGGCCTTATTCCACCCCAGGAGCGTTCCCTGCCCCGCCACAGTGCTCTCAGCCATTCTCTGCCTCAGCAATTCGCCTATGTCGCTGCGCCCTGAACCACTTCACCCAGTGAAGACGCTCGCGCACGGTCAACCGGCGAATCTCGCTGAGGCTCCACGCCGGACTTAGTTCGACTAGTTGCTCGTATTCGAAGTACGTGTCGTGGTAGTTACAGGCCCTGAAACAGATCCCCCGCCGAAATGAAGAGGGGGACCTCCTTTCCGCACGAATCGTGCGTGAACTTGACCTCATTGTACTGAGGACCGGGCTGCTTGTTCTCAATCGCATCGAGGATGCGCTTCCGGTCCACGATGCCCAGAGAGCGGGCGAACTCGGGATTTCCGGTGACGGCATTCTCGCTGCCGTCGGCCTCGACCACGGAAATGAGGCAGCGGGAAAGCAGGAGGGTGTTCTGCTCGGAGTCGGTGGTTCGGTCGACGACGGCGAGGATTGCGTCCTGGTCGTTGCCGACGGGAAGCCGGACGAATGCCTTACGGCCCTTTCGCAGTTCGACTTCGAAGATGCGCTGGGACGGGTCCTCCAGGCGCCGGACGGGGATCTCGTCGAGCGTGACGGACAGGCGGAACTCCTCGCCGCAGTGCATGCAGGAGAACCGCTCCCAGACGATCTCGTCGCCGTAGGTCGCGCGCCGGATCTCCATCAGGAGCATGTCGCGGTCGCCGAGCAGGAGGTTGGACAGAAGGACGGGGCTGGTCTTCTCGCCTCCCACGGAAACAGTTCCGGAGGCGAGCAGGGTGGAGATGAACTTGCCGACACCGCCCTGGCGGGCCTTGGTGATGGCCTCTTCGTCCGCGCCGGTAAGTTCCCGCACCTCGGCGTCGAAACGGGTGCTAGGGAAGTCGTTGCCCAAGACATAGCCTCCCGGCAGGCGGAAATTACCACCTGCCGGGAAAGCGATCTCGGGCTTTGCGACCTCGCCCCCCTGGTTGAGCACTGCCGCGATGGCGGCGTTCGCTGCACCGGGGTTCGCAAGGGGGCTGGAGTACCCCTCGGTATTAAGGTCGTTAGCCACTGGTTTTGCTCCTAGTCGAGTCTCGGGAATCCGCTATTAGAAACTAACGGAAGACGAGCCCGTGCTGTTAGCCAACTTGAACTCGAAGCCCTCGTGAGCGAGGGTCATCTGCTGAACGATGATCGCGTTGGCGCCCGCGTCCAGGTCCGAGAAGGCCACCGCCGTGGGCCACGCGTTGTAAACGCGGAACGCAGCCTTGGCGGGAGTGGCGCCGGAAGTCACCGGGTGGTCGAGCACCTTGATGTCGACCATGTGCCGGAATTCCGCACCGGCCTTTCCGTTTCCGGTTCCCTGGAGGACAGTGAACAACTGCCGCATCCAGTCCATCATCTGCGAGTCGCCGACCGCGAGGCCCTTGGAGAGGGTGATGGGGGCGAAGTCGCTCTGCCCCGGCATCTTCTGGGTCGTTGTGTTCATACCGCCCTCGCGGTACGGAATCACCTCGGTCGTGACGTTCAGACCTGAAACGGACATGAAGCCCATGCGGGCGAAGCCCTTGATGCCGGGGTGCTGGATCTGGACCTGGAACTTGAAGTTCCGAAGCGGGTCCGTCGCGATGTGTCCGACGGTGGACGTGGTCGTAGCCATCAGTGGGTTACCTCTCAGGAAGTGGCCGTGCTGTCAGTGGCGGAGGAACCACCGCTGAACTGGCCGATCTCGATGACGATGAATTCGGCCGGGGTCTGGAGAGCGACACCGACGGAGATGTTCACGACCCCGTTCGCCACCGACGCGGCGGTGTTGTTGGTCGAGTCGCACACCACGAAGAACGCCTGCTCCGGAGTGGTTCCGGCCAGCACGCCCGTCTGCATGAGGGTCAGCAGGTACTGCGAGATGACCGCGTTGACCTGGTCCCACAGGATCGAGTCGTTGGGCTCGAAGACGGCGAACCGGGTGGCGTCGAGGATGCCCTTCTTGATCAGCATCAGCGACCGGCGGACGGAGACGTACCGGTCAGGCATGCCAGTCGACAGGGTGCGGGCGCCGTAGATGACGAAGCCGGTGCCGGGCAGCGACTTCAGCACGTTGATGCCAGCGACGTTGAGGTTGTCCTGGTCGTCGTTGGAGAACCGGAACTGCACGTCCAGCACACCCTTGAGGACCGTGTCGACACCGGCCGGTGGCTTCTGCACACCACGGGAGGCGTCGGTACGGCTGTACTGGCCGAGCACAGCACCACCAGGAGGCAGCAGCCGGGCCGAGCCGGACGACGTCGTGGCCGGGTCGTTGACGATCAGCCACGGGCCGTAGATGGCTGCGTAGGACGACGAGCGGATCGCGGAGCCGCCCGTGGACATGCCCTGGAGGCTCAGCGCGTAGGAGTGGGCGTTGTCGGCAGACGTGGCCTTCGCACCGTCCACGACGACGAACACCGAGCCCTGGTCCTCGGCCCACTGGATGATCGGGTTGAGCACCGTCGCGTCGGTGACGCCCGGCACGTTCAGGACGAGGTTGTCCTCGACGATCTCCAGCCGCTGAGCGGCAGTGGCCAGGTCGATCGCGGCGACGCCGTCGGTGCCCCCGATCAGCGCGGTGCCCGTCTGGACGGCCGGGGAGTGGGTGGGATCCCACGCGGTATTAAGCAGGCTCTGGACCTGGATGAAGGACGAGCCGGTGACCGGGGAGTTGATCAGGGCCTGCGCGTTGCGGGAGTCGGACGGGTCCAGGGAGACGTCGGAGAAACGCTCCTTGAGGTACGCGGCGGTGTCCCCGCCCACGTAGACGTACATGTCGAACCGGCCGGAGCCGGTGGCGCCCGGAACGATGTCGACGTAGACCTGGTTGCCCCACGTTCCCGGGGAGATCGCGGTGACCTTGAGGGTCGGCTCAGGCGTGGCCTCGGTGTCCTCCAGGGAGACGGACGCTGCGACCGCGTCGGAGGCCGCCGCGCGCACGATGTAGGCGCTGTTGCCGCCGTTGTTGAAGAACTGGTAGACGGCGAACGGGAGCAGGTCCGAGGTGTCGCCGAAGCCGCCGTAGGTGGCGACGTACTGCGAGAACGACGAGACCAGGGTCGGCGCCAGCGGGCCGCCCTGCTTGGAGGTGCCGACGAAGGCCGCAACGGACTCGCCGGGAGTCGTCGCGGTCTGCGCGAGCGGGGTAAGCGTCTCGTCGATGTAGACACCGGGCCGCTTGTAGACAGTCATCTGTTTCTCCTGGGTGAAAGTGAATTCCTGGGGTTACGAATCCTGGGTCCGGGTCATGGGCGAGTTACGTTGTCCGTGAAGTACTCGAAGTCCAGCGCCACACTGGTCGCCTTGATGTACGCGTCAGCGACGGACTGAAGCATTTCGCTGGACACAGAGATCAGGTATTCGCGACGGAACAGACGCTTTCCGTTCTCGTCGCGGGTGTCGGCCAGCTCGGGGCCGCCGAGAAGATCCAGTCGACGTACCGTTCCGTCCTCGGGGATCTCCAGAAATCCGAACCGCGCAGGAATCCGATCGCGCTGCATCATCAAAGACGCCAGCGCAATGTCGTGCTCTGCGAGACGGGTGAAGACCATGACGCGGTACCGCAGATCGAAGGGGATCGGGTAGTCGACGAGGTACGGGGACTGCGTGACGTCGTAGGAGGTGTCTCCCTCCGCCCACCATCTGGTCGTGCCCTCGGGGGCGTACGGCAGGTAGACGGGGCCACGGTGCTCACGCTCGTCGGCCTTCTCGATGCCCGCGTGCTCGATGACGACCAGGGGGAAGGTCTGCGTCGCCAGCTCTACCTCGGGAATGCGGTAACGCACCGGAACGGGTCGTCCGTCCGGTGCATTCGCGTCGGTGACAGAGAGGCCCTGGAGTTTCGCCTTAACGGCGCGGTCCTCGTTGATGAGCCATGGCAAAGCGGGCCTCACGGGTCTCGAATAGCGGAAGTCTTCCGCCATTCAGGATCCCAAGAAAGCCGGAGAAGTTTATAAACCGCTACTGGGACCAGTGCTTGAACTGGGCGTCATTTACCAACTCGTCCGGCTTCATCTGTACGCACTCGATGCCAACGATGATGTCCCGGTTCTGGATCTGGCCCAGAACCGAAATGGATGTGACCCGGAAAACCGAGGTGTCGTAGACGATCCGGTCGACGAGGTACTTCCCGTGGGAGATGTCCTGGTCGGTGAACCCCATCTTCCGCAGCGAGTCGAACGACGAGGTGATGGAGAGGTTGTCGACGGTGTACAGACCCTGCGGGGTGTCCTGCGAGGCGCCCTGGCTGTGGATGACATGCAGGGCCGGGATCCGGTACGGACCGATGAAGGTCTTCCCCTGGCCCGTCGCCTCGTCGTACAGGTCGTCCCCGGCCGGGTCGGTGTGGGAGTAGCGGTAGTACTGGACCATCTCGCCGATCTCGTGCTGGCGCCCCCGCAGGGACGCCATGATCTCGGTGGTCTCATAGTTGGCGTTGAAGCGGCCGGAGCGCTTCCAGTCCAGGCGACCCATCAGAAGTACCCGCCCCAGGTCTGCGACGGGATGCCGGACTCGTCGTCGTTCTGGTGGCCCGGCCCGATCGGCGGGAGGACCCGCTTCGGCAGCGAGTAGTCGTCGTACTCGCGCTCACGGAAGATCGGCACGAGACGCCCGGTCGTACGGGAGACGCGTCGGAGGTTGGTGACCTCGATCGCGTACAGGCCGACGCCCATCTTCTCGCACAGCATCTTGTACCGGTCGGTGAGCAGTTCGATCTGCTTCTGGATCTGCGCGAACCGCTGGCCTCGGTCGACG